TCCGCTACGCGGAGTTCATCTTCTGATGTGAAATTCAACAAATCTTGTATCATTATGGGACGCTGCCAGGCAATTGGATCATCAAAGCAAGTTTCGCATAAGATTAAACCCAATTGCCTTCGCAGCTCAGAAACGCGGTAGGTGTACCCACAACGATCGCAGTCGTGGAAAGGTCCGATACCCCTACCGCTATGAGAAGTTCGTGGCATAAAGCCTCCGTTCTTCTACGGCCCGTTGCTTCCCCATGTGCCCATCCATGTGGTAGCACCAGTTGCAAAGCGCATTCGTGAAAGCTGCTTAATGGAGAAGGTATCGAAATCATCAGAGAAGTCCTCATCAAGCTCACGACGAATAAGAAACTTCAGCCAATGTCCGTCCTTCTCTGTTACCGCAAACCACGCGCTCTGCGAGGTGAGATAATGCGAAATAAAGTATTGCAAATCTTCCTTTATTAACGCATTGATTTCATTATCTGCGGTATAGGGCTTATGTGGAGAGCCAAGGATTTCACGAGCAATCCATTTGAGTTCAGGAGGGATAACCAGATAGCGAGGTTTGATCGAAATGGGCAAGCCTTGAGAATCGACCAAACGCTCGAACTGGTTAATCATTAACTGAATTGCGGTAAAGGACAAGTCCACATCCGTTGCTGGGCGGTTCGGGTAAGTCCCGGCTGCTGAGATTACGTTCGCTAGACCAGGGCCATACGTTGTCGCTGCCGTACCACCAAGTAACGGGTGCTGGTTGTTGAAAAGGGATACCCCGTCCGTCGTCGTCTGGGTAGTAAACCCGAGATTGAAGATGTTCCATCCCTTTTGCTCCTTCGTGAAATGCGCGCTCCGAGCAATCGCTTTCGGAACCTGCATGATGATGCCATATTGGTCATCTTCATAAAGTTCGAAAGACGATCGAACTCCGAGCGCATAGGTAAAGTTAATGTAACGGTAAGTGCCACCCTGAATGGCGTCTTGATAAATCGTCGCTTCGCCTTCAGGCTTTTCTGGCATCGGTGGAAGGCCCGAAAATTCGACTTCATCTTCGAAGGCCTTATCGGAAGGTTCAACGTGAAGGATATGAGAATACTCTTCTTCACGTTGGAGGGTATCTACCCAATGAACAAACTCGGCGTGCAACCCAGGTGCCTGTAGCTGGGAGAACTGGCCTCTGACCATTGTCATATCGTCATTCTCCTTTACGCTACCGACTGGACTTCGCCAACGATAAATCGGATATAAACTCCCCTGGGAGTTGCCGATTGATCGTTAGGATCCAGTTTAACTACCATGCAAACGGTGTTCGTCCCCAAGGTAGTTTTAGCGGTATCAACGTACCAGTGATTGTCTGCGTCTTTGGTCATACCAAGCGCAGCTCCGACTAACGCTTGCGTTGCAGTTTGAGCAGGGCCGACCTGCGCCAAGAAGATCGTATCAGGATCGGCGATCTCGACCCCGGTACGACCGTCGTTGAAGTAAGGACGGGAGATGTTAACAGCGGATGCTTCGTTAGGAACCGAACCGAAGGTCTGCTGTTGGGCTACACCGGCGACGGCTAAGTTAGCTGAAGCCTCCTTAGACGTACCGATAATAGCGCCTTGAATGTTGGTAAAAGTTGCAATTGGCGAAGCGACCGGGATAACAAATCCGCTGGCGTTTAAGGCAAGCGGAGTTCCTGGTAGCCACGTCTGACCAGCGGCTTCTGGTAATCGTCTGATGCGGGGTTGATTACCAGAAATCGTCTGAATCGAATGGATTTCAATGGACGCCACGTTTCCTCCTTTTTAAATTTTACTACTTACTTGCCTTTTCTCCAGCCTCGATCTCGGCGTCGGATGGTTGGAAAGTCGATAATTTCTTGGAAAGATCGCTTCGAATGCCTGCTTCGTTTAAAACCTTTTTAAGCTCCGCTTTGCCGGTTTCACGATTGGCGTTCGGGTTCATCCTATTAACAGCCCGCTGCCAGTTATATTTAAGAGCTCCGTCGTAATCTGCCTTCGGGATAATCATAGCTTGAAGATCACCATAAATAATCTTCCCATCACGGACGAGGGAGCTTTGAAGTGGAGTTCCGTTTTTCATAACAACTTCATCTGGCTTCGCAGGACGAAATCCCGCGTAGGTGACTTGATCCATTCGCTGACCATCACCTGCGACGCGGTTACACCATCGGATCGTCAAAAGGGGATTCTTCGGCTTGATGTCAACGAAGTCTGGCATCTGAAGAGGTTTACCCGTTACATTCGGGTATGGATCGTTTGGATCAACTTGAACGGACGCTCCGCGCTGGGAAGCAGGAAGATTTTGCTGTGTGATAGCCATTTTAGGAAGCCTCCCCGACGAAGGTCATTTTCTTTCGAGTTTCGAGAATCTTTTCTGGAGTTACACCTTTACCGTAACGAGCCATTCGAGCTGCTACACGGGCCTGCTCGTCATCGAGCTTGTCTGGTTGTTTATCGTCGATAACCTTTCCATCTCGATGCCCGGCTGCGGATTCGATGAAATCGTTCGTTTTGGACATCAGTTCTTCAACATGTTGGCCCTTAATATATTCGAACAAGTTAAGCCAGGTTTTCTCATACTGTAGAGCTAAGGCGTTACTTTGCATCATCCCTTTTTCAGCTTCATCAAGCTCCGCTGACCAATGGTCCCAAAGATTTACAAGGGAAATATCACCATTCGGAGTTTTGAGCTTCTTTCCTTGAAGCGACAGCTTCGCGGACATTCGAGCGACATTCTTTGCGCCCTGAAAAGCCATCTGTGTAATCGGAGTTGCTTGTTCTAAGAACCGTTCGTTGAACGCGGCATCGCCATCGTCGATGAAGTCCGTCTTTGGTTTCACCTTATCATCTGGCTTCGGACGACGGGCATTAGCTTCCAGTTCATCTAGCTTCGTCTTAACAGCGGCAAAGTTACCTTTGGTAGTCTCGAACTCTGTAGAAAGAGTCGTAAGTTTACCTTCGGTTTCAGCGAGCTTATCTTTCGAAGCCTTAGCTTCCGCTAGAGCTTCTTTAATTTGTTTGGGCGTTAAGCCCAAATCTTTAAGTTCCTTTTCATATTCACTATCGAACATATTTCAGTTCCTCTCGGTTTGGAAACTTCATAGGATCGACTATCTTATTAAAAGTTCCTTTCGAAACTCCCTGAAGATAATCGGTTATTACTATTGGTAAAGTGTTAAGGCACTCTAAAACTCGATACTCTCCTTGAAGGCGATAAACTTCAACTGAGTCCCTCTCGCGCGCTATCAATCTAGAACATTCAGCGAGGCGCTCCGCCAGGTACTTGCGATACGCCTCCCCTTCCGGGGAAGCCAAGTACGTTCGGGTTCGGCTGGCCTGAAGGAGAAGGCGATCCAGGCAACTGTTGGCCGAGGCTTGGTTGATTTCCTTGTTGGGGTTGGGCAGCATTTTCGACCTCAGGTACTAGAGTATCAACATCTTCCATATCGAAATCGCGGAGAGTGGATGTCATAATAAGGTTAGATGCACGGATGACATCATTCAGATAAGCCTTCACAGGTTCAGGTATCGTTGGCTGATTTATCTGAGCGATCATTTGGGAAATTCCGATATAATGCTGACGCATCAAATTGATGAGAATAAACTTGGACTGCTTCTCTACTTCCTTGTTGACACTGGCTGTCGAGGAGTAGATTGGCAGCCCGAGTTTATTCTCAGCGACCGCTTTTAGAGCGTCAAGGAGAAGCTGCTTTTTATCGCCGAAAATGTTAAGCAACGCAGGTCGGACTTTATTGTGGGCGTAATCAGAAAGAATAATCCGCCCCAACCTCGTATGACTATATCTCATATCGGAGATATTGAGATCAGTTCTCCGGTTCCCCTCTTGCATAACAGCGAGAGTCCCTTGAGCGGTATAGATTCCACGTTTGCCTTGTGAACCTGCACCGGCTCCTTGCATAGGAGGGCTAATGCCCGCTCTACGTTCCGCAAGTTCGATTGAAAATCTTTCATCATCAATCGTTTGCTGAGATATATCTCCCATTGCGAGGGGTTCAATTTCGTCTTTCTCCGCTGGTACGAGAGCAGAGGGATATATCCGATAACCTGCATGAAGCTTAGAATTCGGATCAACACGCCATAGTCTGGTGTTTGCAATCGTACGATTATCCAGACGACCATTGTGTTCCTCCGAGAGCTCTTCCTGAAAGGACCACATTGTTTCGCAGAAGCCATAACCGTAGATCATGTCGTCGCGATAGAACAACCGAGCAAGGGCGTAAGGAAGGAGCTTGGAGGTATCGTAGATCGTCCGCAAGAGAGTATCGGATTGTTTATGATAAGAGGCGACAATCTTAGGTCGCCACTTACCATCGGGTGTAGGCCACTTGAGCCAGCACTCATAAACATCCCATTCAGCATAACCGTAACCACTTGCGGTATGGGCTCCAAGAGTGTCCTCCTTCATTGAAGAAACGTAATCTGGACCGGTACGGTCTGCCCGATGCCAAATGGCATCAACCCTCGAAGGTTCGTAAATTTTAAAGAATCTCCGCTCTTCTAGTTCCACTCTCGTAAGCGTCCGTTTGTGAACGATTATGTCAGCTTGCTCTAAGGTCTTCGCCTTCGGCGGAATGAGGAACTCTTCGAATGGGATTTTCTCTGGGCGGGGGCCTTCGTATTCTAGAGATTGAATAAACTCAGGTGTCGCACTACCCGATCCATCTCCAGGCGAAGCCATAACTTCGTGCATGTAGCGGACTTCGTGAGGGCATTTAACTACGCTCGTTCCGTACTTTATCGTGTCACCTGTCCATTCATGGTAGACGCGATAAAGGTCTAACTCTTGAGGTTCGATTCCCACATAGTCCATGAACTGTTCAAGAACACCTGCGGTCCCAGGTTCCATATCGGGATGAGACCCGATCATCTTTGCGGCCCAAGTTGGTTTCGTCTTAAGAAGAGCGGACATTACCCTCGCTTGAAGAGTGTCACTAAAAATAGCGATGATAGGAACAACCAAATTGCTAGCATGATAAAAAGGAAATTCACGAACAGCTTCCCGAGGCTGCGCCTCATACGCTTTGCGCCATTTTGTAATCTTGCTTTCATGCAACTCATGTAAACCTTCTTCAAGGGCCAAAATTCGACTCTTCAAGTGGCGCTTGAGTTTAATCTCAGCGTCCGATCCAGAAACTAATTTCAATGGAATAAAATCAGCCATTATTTATTCGCCGCTAGAAACTGAGCGATTAAAGCCCTTGTGTTATTATTACTCTGCGCGAGAGCGGTATCCAACTGGGCGTCGGTCAATTGACCGTTGGATTTCAGTTGAAGTAAAAACGAGACGAGATTTTCAATTCCCGTAATGATAAGACCAATATCGACTGGTGTCATAATTGGACTCACTGTCCTGATACCGAAGTTTGAATTTTCTGAAGTGCAGTTAGAACATTAGCTATCGCTACGTTAAAGGTTGCAGTTGCATTCGGAGATTTAATGCCGAGAGCAGCCAGGTTCATCTTTGCTTGAATATTCTGAACGAACGGAGCAATACAACCGCTTATAGTTCCAGTAAGGTTATCTGCGCATTTCTCGATTCCATCGCTTGCGATGGTAGCGTTGTTGATGATCTGGGAAATCGAAACCGCTTCCGAGGTTGTAATAAGACCAGCTTGATTCGCCTGTAAAGCGGTTTCTTCGAAGGTGTTTAGGGCTGCGGCTAGATCCGCATTAACCAATCGAAGCGTATGCTGGGAAGTGGTCGTTGGGTTTAACGAAGAACAGCCAGTTAAAATCAGGCTAAGACTTAGGAATAGGAGTAGCTTGCGCAACTGGTCCTCCAAGCTTCGCTGCTGCGGCGATCGAAGCGGTATTTGGATTCGTCCCAACAACCTTATTAAACGCTACCTGATACCAACCCTCTTGCATGACGAATTGTTGAATCCAGTGCCAAACAATAACGGCCATAACGGAGAAGGAAGGGATGTTTAAGATCAGTTGATATTGATATCCGACTGGAGGAGAACCTTGATTCCAGACCGCTCCGATTCCAGTATGAACTCCGATCGCAGTTACGATACTGTAAAGGCGTTTCGTCCAAGTGGAACTTTCCTCTGTTAGGAAAGGCCACCACTTCGAGTTCTTAAGAACTTGAAGTCCATAGGAGGCAACGCCCGCTGCGGTGATTTGAGTTATTTCTACGCTTGAGACCATTTTTCTCCTCTTAAGAACCTACTGAACCACCTTCAGTTGGAGGAACTAGATTTTTTCCCTGAGAAGGGGCGCCGCTTTTACCGCTATGAAACCAGGGGTTCTTGTCTTTACGAACTGAGTCGATGTCTTTACCAACGCGGGTGCCTTCGGCCCAATCGGACGCTGTGCGACCGAGTTCTGTTCCGACGCTCATAAGACCGCTTAGAAAGTTAGACATTAGTGAACTCCCACGCTATAAGATAAGTTGATACGACGGGCGCCTGCTGCATTAGCGGCTTTCCAGGCCATTTCCCGAATATAACCTTGAGGAAGTCGGAGCATCTGAGGAGCATATGCTAGGGCATCAAGGACATCTTTATAACGGCCCTTTGGGAAGGTCGTGAATTCGCCGAAGAAATCTTGTTGCCTTCTTTGGGCCCAAAATTTATGACTTTCGAAGATCGGAGATAGGACATTCCGGATTCGGAACTCTTTCTTTTTGGTCATTTCACCATCACCAGCGTCGACCTCGCCTTCGAGGGAAATAACCTTAATGTATTTCCCCTGAGTTTTATTCACGTAGTCGATGTGGTGGATGATATATTTCTGAGCAGCGTATCCCTCAACTCCCATTTTGCGAAGTTTCCATTTTTCGCTTAACTCATAAATCTTTGCATAGAAGGTATCATAGCTTGCGGCTTGAGCCCAAGTATCAATAAGATAAAAATCACCATCGCTAGATAAACCAACAACATTAATAGCATGACGACAGCGGCCAGAACCAGCGTTACCACTATGGTTCGGATCGACAACCATGCATAGATTAAGATGGTTGACCATGAGGTTCTTTTTAACTTGTCCATCCATAACTTCATGGTAAATGACCCACTCTTCGAGGCCGTTTTTGACTTCTTTCTCTAAGCGGAAATACCGCAGGTCGTCAGGATGGAAGTCAGCATTTTCTGGGGCGGCGGGGTTATTAAGGAACTGGCACGAATACAAATAGTTTCCAAGACGACGGCGCCATTTCTCTAACTTTAATTCATTAAACTCTTCTGGGAAGATCGGAGTATCATTGGGGTGAAGATCACAGCAGCCACCCATGGCCGAATGAGTTGTAATACGGAATTCAGGCTCATGTTCTCGGATGTGACTATTAAGATCGGTATATCCCCATCTGTTACCGATAACAAGTTCGTCATTCTCTTCGATGGAATCTTCATTTTCAAATGCTCCAACCATCAGCTTGTGATATTCGACGGTCTTATCCATTATGGAAACGGACTCTATAGCCTTACGCCCAACAAGGTCATCTTCTACGATCATTCCGTTATAATGTCTCGATTGAAGGGCACCCCCGACCCCGAGAAAATCAAAGGTGCCCTCCCCATGACCCCCAGAGCGCGCCTTTGCGGCCGAGGGAACCCGTTGGTGAAGTGAGAAGTTAGACCACGTTTCTGAACTCGTTGGGATTATTTCTGGGAAGAGGAAGCGGAAGATCGAGTTGCTTTCATAATGAAAAGAGATTCGACGACCCAATTTGGATGCGTTAGTAATGTTTTCACTAACAAGGAGATTTCTTGCTTCGGTCCGGTGAACTCGAAGTAGCCATGAGAGAAATTCAGAAGAGTAACCAAGGTTTTGAAATTCTCTAAGATCTTCATCTGTGACGGGGAGAACTCGCCAGATAGGAAGGCCTTCACTACCAATGGTTGATTTAAAGTGGTCACGTGGCCACTCCACAACGTCCTTAATATGATCCCTTTCTAAATGAGTACAGAGAGGTTCGTGAAGGTGATCGACTAGACGCTTCCGTCTTAGAGCGTGTTTGATAAAATAGAACAAACTCCCGAGGCTATTCAGCCTCAATGCTCGACGGAAGTCTTCGCCTTTAAGTCCAACGATCGGAATAGGTATAAAGGTCGCTTGCGTTGAAAGCGGAACCTTTACTTCGACATCTTGGATTTCGGTAGAAATTTAATTATCGTTTCTTCTCGGGTAAGAAGTTACGATGGGTAACCAAACTTTCTGAGAAACTTCTTCTTATTCTTAAGAACGGCACCAACACTTACAACCCACATCGGATTTTCTCTTTGTAAAAGAATTGCGTATAACTTTTCTCGATCATCAGCGGCGTTAGTACTATCTACTCTACAAAGTATACTTGCTTCTGCAACTCCGTGCTTTCTGGTAAACTTAGCTCCTCTACCACTTTTATGCTGCTCCCAACGTCTATCAACGTCACTTGTCCAGCCAACGTAATAGAAGTTGGGAGTCAGCGTTTTAATAAGATAAACTGCGTATGGAGTCTCAGCAAACGAGACTCCATCGCTACGCGATTCACTCATTTTAGACAGGTGTTGAAGCCGAAACCGCAAAGCTAGCAACCGGAGCCGGAGGAGTAACCGACGGTTGGATCGTCAATTGGAATGAACCTGTGGCCGTCGGGATTACACCGTCCGTAATGGTATAAGTAACCGTCGTACCCGGAGTTGCGTTAGCGTTTACGACGACGACAAGCGAAAGTCCGTCAGGCGACGGCGTAACCGTCGCCTGCGTAGAATCGCTCGTTGACCATTGAGGAACATCCCCCGCTGGCAACGTAGTCGGAAGACCGACTGTTGCGGGCGGGATCGGTGCAGCTAGCGGTACCGCTGTGAGAGTGGTCGTTTGACCTTGATTAATGTTCATACTTGATTGTCCTTTTGAATTTAAAACCCGAAACGATGAAACATTGTTCCGTGGTGGGAACGCCTTACTGAGCAGCGATTTGATGTCATCTAAGACATCCAATATTTCTTCCAGAATTTTTTCTTCTTTATGCCCGAAGAGGTCCATTATTGTGGGTCCCCACCTTCGTTCTTAATATCGGTCGTTACGACAGGAGTATTGCAATGAGTTTTCCAGGGGCCCTTCCCGCGGTGAGAACCACCCGGTCCGCGACTCTTAGCTCCAGCTACGACTTTCGAACGGTTTTCAGCATGTCCTGAAGCGAAGCTAGCCGTGTGAGGATAATCTGGATGATGAAAGGTCTTCCCTGCGTCGATGTGATCTCCGCTATCGTGATGTCGGCTCATGTGAAATCCTTAAGTGTTCAGAGTCTTAATACTTCGGTTTTTAGAACCCCACATGCCTGCGCGCAGTATCGACCGCGTTACCCATGGTAATCTCGTGGGACTGGAATCCGCATTTAATGCAGTTATCAAAATACGGGAATGTCTGCGTCGGAGAAAGCATATGAAAAATTTCAACAGAATGCCCGTTGGTCCCACTGATAACTTGAAGAAGAACCTTATCCGAACCAGTAGTTGTGGATTTTGGAATGAGTTCAAATTTCGATTTAGTTGAAGGCCCTGCCTTCGGAATAAGAGTTTCCTTTTGATCTAAGGTTAAGGTCGTTGTTGATTTGGTTCCAGCTTTCGGAATCAAGGATCCTTTTTCAAGCTGTTCTTGACTAATCATTTTAACCTCGGTTTTGTATTCTGATAAACATGGTTATCCGCAGCTCGTTTCGCCTGCTCGAAAGTTTGGAGTCGGCTTTGCCAATGACATTTACATTCTACGAAGTAGCGGTAAAATTGCGTATGATCTCCAAGATTGTCATGGATGGTAAGTTCATGACCGTCTTTCCCTTCTACCAGGATGTTCTCCTTTGGCGCTTCCCTCGAAAAATCGACTGTGGGGTTTTTATTCGGAGAGAAGGGTGAAGGCTGCGGGGCGGTTTTTTGGCTGGCTTGATTGGTCCTGATTGGTCTTTGCGCAATTGGCACCTTCGGAAGAGAAGACATAAGATTTATTGAATCCTTTTCTTTGCAAGTTCACTTGCGGTTATATCAGCTTGACGGGCCGTTTCGTCCATCAGAGATTGAGGGATAGTTAACATTCTTCCATCTTCATCTGCTCGCATAGCGGAGCTACGCTCCAAGTCCGGAGCAACTCTATCAGGGTCGCGTTTAAGAATTTCGACCGAAGCAGCGAGCGCAGTTCGGAGATCTCTTCGCTGGTTAACGGCATCAACCAGACAGCGTAAGGCTGCGGGGACAGCATTTCGAACCTCCTGTCTCAATGGCTCGACCTGCCCTGCAAGAGCCAAATCCATTTCGGTCAACTGGCCGATGAGCAAAGCTTCTTCAACTTCTTTGTATTCAACCTTGTCACAAATAAATTTAAGTGCGGCCGGAGTAATTTTGAGAATTTCTGCGATACGAACGTCTCGTAGTCCGGCGATCCGATAGCGGGCAATTTGTTCAATTCGGATTTTCGTTTGGGCATGTAAAGTTCCTGGAGTCGGACCAGGGCTATTGTTCGAAAAGCCGGATGTGTTCACCCCTGGCGCGGGCGCCCCGTTTACTTTCGTCTGACTCTGTGCATCAGATTTCGAATTCAAACCGTCGATTCGTATTTTGGCCATTGATCTAGCCGAAGGCTACACTTGTGCTTGATTAATGTCGTGAACATAGCACGCTTCGTTCGATTTGTCAAGAAAAATTTTATCTTCTTTATTTTCATATAGATACAACGATTTTCGCACCCTATATCTTATCCCATCCTCCCGACATCGTTAGAGGGATAGTACCGTATATATTCACAGGATGAACATTTAACTCAAAAGTGGAAAAAATTTTTCATGGAAGATGTACACTCATTTCCATTTTCACGTTTTTTGAGCCGTCGGGTCGCGGGATTTCATTTCTACGTCTTGTGAAGATTGTACGGTGTTGAACTGCGAACACTATATGTGTAAGTGAGAGAAAACACTTATATCATCTAGCGCATAGTGAGTGTGTTAAATTCTACGAAAGAGAGCACAACACTATGACCGTAAAAGAATTGAAGAATTATCTTGCGTCTTGCGATGATTCTGATATCATCGCCGTTGTAGTAGATGATAATGAATATTCTAATCATCTACTGCGCGTCGATAAATCTGACGATAGTAAGATATTGTTTGCTTATATCGAGTCAGATAATACCATCGAAGATGAAGAGATAAGCGAGAGATAATAACACTCTCGCTATGCGCTAGAAGAGAAAACATCCGTTCGCCTTGCGATATGCTTCGGCATATTAGATGCGTAAAGCATCTATCTTATACCAGAGGTGACGCTATGGCAAACGAAATGTTCACTACTCGTTCGGGGAAACAAGTTGAAGTCCCGTCGATCATGGTTCCGAAAGACGCCGTTACATCTGCAATGCGTCTGCAAGAGGACCTGAACAAAGGGACTGGCAAGTATACCCTGAAGTATGTTCTCATCTTGATGTTATCCCGCGGGGAGCGGTCACTCCGTGCCTCTATGAAACAGCGGGTTAACACTAAGAACGCGAAAGCGGTGAATGCATACATAAAGGCTCAGCTTGCCTGCGGTCAACCGATTGACCGCGATCATGTCGCCAAGTTGAATGGCCTTCAAACGATCGAAGACCTTTCGACCGATGAGGATGTCATTCTCGATGGCGACCTAACCGACGAGCAATTAGATGCTGCCACGAGCCCAAACGGCGTGCAGTAATCTAATGCGATAAAGCTACCGCTTTGAAACGGAGCTTATCGCTAGACGAACGGATGATCGGAGATTATATGAATATAGAAAAGGCCATCCTCCGGGCTATTGCCCGTAAAGCCGATGCGGATAGCCGTGCCCTCCCCAAGTCCCATACCCGAAGGGAAGAATCTAAAACCGAAGCCCAACGGGCTTATCACCCGCAGGGTCATGGCCTGTACTTTTGCCTTCACAATAAAAGCTATTTCGACAAATGTTCGGCTTGCCATCGGACCAGTGGCGAAGCCAGGGCGAATTTTGAGAAATTTCTCTCTAAGTAATCTCGCAGTGCGAGAGAGTCAACTTATAGTAAAAATAATATAGTATATAGTAAGCTAAATAGATACGTCTACATATCTGTCTAACTTCTTCATCATCAACAGCTTAGAGATGTCTCACACACAAGCGAAATTGTGTCAAACGAGACACGTCTAAGCCCTTGATTCAAAAGAAGATAAAACATCTTGACACGTTTTCAAATCCATAGTAATCTCTCAGAATGATGTGCGGGAGAACAATGAAATGATAAATCGCCGTTGTCCTAATCCGGAATGTGGAGGATCGACGAATACCTATGCGGTACCATCCAGGGCGATTGTTAAGGTTGCAGCGGATGGGAAGGTAGATGTTGATTCTAATGGGATACCAGTGAAGATTATGTGCCGAAGGTGTAGAAACTGTGGTCAAGATTATTTTGACGATGGAAAAGGGATTCCCAGAATACCGAAAGGTGAGATGGGAGAGTTAATGAGGAAGCTTCAGCAAGCAAGGGGAATTCCAACAGTGCCTCCGAGTAAGGAAGAACAAGAGGAAATAAAGAAATGAAAGTAAAATGTCGGTGTGGAAGAATCGGGATTCACTGTCCGTCGAACAATTGTGGCTCTATAAATAAACAGCCGATGATTCAGGAGACAAGGCTTCTAATCAGGCAGACGGGTGAAAGCAATATTAGATGTTTTCGATGTCGTAAATGCGGATGTCAGTATTCATTTCTTGGGAATGATCTCTATGACGGGGTGTGCTACGCTCCTGAAAAGGACGATGTAATCCCGCAGATGGAGACCGAGGAATTAGTAAAGTCTCTGAATGAGGCAATGGATTTGATTCAGAGATACGGAGGGATAGTTGAATTCAAACATGGAATTCTCGAAAAGCCCGTCGAATCAGAAAAAGAGAAGGGGAATGGTAATAGGGATACCAACGCCGAAGGGGGAAGTTCTCCTACTGATTTACAGGCTGGGGATAATCCCAAAAGAGAAGAAGAACTTCCCGAAGGCTGGACAAGAAATGAAGAGGGACAGTTAGTTCCTCCAATGTCCGCTGATGAACTTTTTGCAAGAATGAATAAGAAACCTCCGGAGGACGAAAATGAAGATAAGGATAAAACTCAACCAGACTCTTAAAGAATGGTTTATCCAAACGCTCTTTCAGAGGTGGATTCCAAGGAATGAAGAAATCCGAATGAGAATGAGGAGAATCCGATGTCAACATGGGTGAAATGTGAAGAAAAGCTCCCTGATCCTGGAGTAGATGTTTTAGTAAGAGGTATATCTGGATGGTTTGATGTCAAGCATCTTGTGGCATGCACTGGAAGAACATCTAACGGGACGGAGTATACAAGCCTCTCTTGGTATCCTGGAGGATGCCCAGCGGTAAACACCAGTCATTGGATGTACATACCAGAGATCGAAACATGATAAAAACCTGCAAATACTGCGCCCGTCAGGAGCGTAGCTGTGATGAATGCAAACAGCCCGTCATATCCCGGACAATCTCTGAGATTCTCCCGGACAAGCCATATCGCGTCATGGCGACTCTTCTTCTTTGTACCAATATGGAATGTAAGGAATACGCCATCTTTCTGAAAGAAACCTCCGAATTCGTTGAATCGTATACCTGCGATTCTCCGAGTTGTAAAGAACGGGAAAAGTATTATAATCCTGAAGTATTAACAAGTTAAATACATATGGCATTATTCCTAGGTTCCCACTAGCAGTTAAATTCAAAAACGAAAGGTAACAATCGAAATGTCAATCCGAACACAGAACGAAACTATCATCCGCGTCGATTGGTTGACGAAGGATGGTAAGCATGAATATGAAATCGTTGATGAGGAAAAGCTCTCCGAGTTCCTCACCGAACGAGAGGAAGCGGGAGTAAAGGCCGAGGTGAAGTTCACCCAAACCTTTACGATCTACGAGGTCTCCGATGAGGATCCTCTTAAAGATTTCGCAACGATCGTGGATTCGCCCATCGAGCAGGCCAATATCATCAATTCGCGGCTCAAACGGAAACAACGCAAGTTCGCTCAGGAGATGCTTGAACAGGATAATTTCACGCCTGTCGAAGGATCCTACGATCTTGCGGATGCTGCTGCCGCAGTAGCGGAGCGTAAGTCGGCTTCGCCTGAAGTGAAGGCCGCCCGTGCGCTTTCTAAGCTTGCTGGGTTCGAGGTTACGCCTGAAGCCCTTGCGGAAATCTTGAAGGCAATGAATCCGCAGAGCGCAAATGCGTAAAAGAGTTCCCTTTGTGCAAATGCACAGAGGGCGCTTGCCATAGCGGGCTAGATACGAGGAGAGAGGCAAAGCCTTCCCCGGCTCTTCTCTCCTCTGTCTAGTTTTACAGTTATTGACGGGAGTGGTTCATAGTGAGACAGAGGAATACCGGATTCACTCTGATCCGCCTAAGGGCCGGCATACCGGATATGAACCATTCCCGTGAGTAACTGGGAAAGGGAAATAAACATGAAACTCATATTTTGGTTCTCCTGTGAAGTTCAAACCGACTAAGCGGAGCTTAAAACGCTATGGCAAAAGTTATGATCTACTGGGATGTTAAAATCCAAGCCTATCAGTTAAAGATGAAAACCGATTTCGACCGAATTGAAAAAGTAGTTAACTTTCTCAAAGCAACCATCCCACATTCTGACCGATCATGGGATCCGAACACGAAAACATGGACCTTCATCGAGAAATATCTTGATGGCGTCGAAAAACTTTGTAAAGTTATCTATGGGAATTCAGAAGTTGCCGTTCTAACGAAGGCATCAGTTGAAGGTCAAACAAAGAATCAAGCGGTAGCTTCTCAAACGATATCCGGAACGGACGCAACCCTTCTTGAATTTATGAAGCTCCTTCCTTATGAAGCCGCACAGAAAGCCTACAAAGCCGCCTGCTTTGTTCTCCACCCGGATAGGGGAGGGAATATGGAGGCGATGAGTAAGCTCAACGCCAGTTGGCAGAAGATAGAACGTGAAGTTTATCACCAATAGAAAGGAAAAACGCTATGGCAGACCTAGTTTCAAAGAATAAAATCTCCATCGGTCCGTCCAAGGGAAGTCTCCATGCACGGATTGCGGAAGCGGAGCTTCGGAAAGAAGTTTCTCCGAATCAAACTTCCGAAGGAAGCCCTGATCCGACCGCGGTCCACAATCGAATTGTTATAATGATCGACCAAAGCGGTTCCATGAATGGAGAACCAATTAAGCTCCTTGAAAACGCGGTTCAAGACTTCATCCAAAAGAGCAATCCTTCGAATACTGCGATAGCAGTTGAGAGTTTTCCCGAAGGAACTTCCGTCGAAATGACAAATGATAAGATGAAACTTTGGATGCTAACGATGGGCCTCCGTGCAAGCGGAGGGACACCGATGCTAGAAACCATGACTCGGGTGCTAGAGACTAATTCAAGAATGACCCGAGCTATCATTATCTCCGATGGACAACCGGATTGTTCTCCGATAGCTGGAGCCAAAGAATACGCACGAAAGGAAATCAAAATCGACACCGTCCACATCGGAGATTCCGAAATGGGCGTTGATGTCCTAAAGGAAATCTCCGAAATAACCGGAGGTTTGTTCGTTAAGTTTAAGGATATAAAATCCTTTTCAACCGCTTTCGCGTTTCTATTACCAGAAACTCGCGCGCAAGCTGCCCAGTTGTTCCTAACCGCTGGGGCGAATGAGGTAAAATAATGGAAACACTAACTCAGTCTCAACAAGAGCATTCCGATAGAGCACATCTTCTATCCGACATCTTCGATTCGGAGGAAGAACTAGCCGAGTTCTTACACAAGAATTATCGAGCAGCAGCCAAGTCGTTTAGAGTTCCAGGACCAAAACATCACGATCATGGATGGTGTGATTGTTATGGGAAAGCTAAGAAATATTTTCTGAGAAGAGCCAAATGGTTGCTAACTCAGGTACCACATGATAATGGACGAATATGAATCCCCCAAACAATCTAACTCCTGACCAACTCGGAACTTTAGCGAAGCTCCAATTAAAATTAAGCTCCCTTGGAGTAGACGGCCATTTTCTCCCAGAAGTAAAGGTAGGTCCCATTGTCACCCTTTACAAGTACGTTCCGACAAACGCCACTCGCGTTTCTCAAGTCGAAAACCGTGCTGATGATCTTGCGTTGGCGCTTGGCGTTGATTGTGTACAAGTATCACGGTTGGAGGATGGGGTTGGTATTTTTGTTCCAAACGCTGTTAAGAAACTATTAAAATTCACCGAGGCGGTATCCGCAGTATGGACATCAAAAGCGAAAATCCCAATCCTTCTCGGAATGGACCACAACGGCCAAACGATCGTCGAAGATTTAACCCTGCTATCGCACCTTCTTATCGCAGGTTCGACGGGTGGCGGGAAGAGTACGCTTTTGAACTCCGTAATATCCTCCTTAATGTATTGTCGGTCTTCCGACGATATAAAATTGGTCCTGATTGATACGAAACAAGTTGAATTTACGCAATTTCAAAAGGCTCCTCATCTCCTCTATCCCGTTGTAACATCAGTCCGTCGAACAATCGACGCATTAGATGATCTAGTTTCTGATGTCGAAACACGGCTTCAGTTTATGGCCCGTTCGGGTGCTCAGAATATCCTTCAAATGCACGAAAGAGGAAAGAAGCTTTCCTACGTCGTTCTTATCATTGATGAACTCGCGGATATTCTTCAAGACGAAACGAGGGATGAAGATGAAGAAGGCAAGCCAATCGGCAAGAAATACGGAAAACAAGCCGAGTATCTACTTGGGAAGATTGTCCAGAAGGCTAGAGCCACAGGTATCCATGTTATTGCAGCAACACAAAGAACAAGCGTTAAGGTCGTTGAAGGAAATATCAAAGCAAACTTCCCTGCTAGAATTACATTTAGGTTACCTTCCGAAACGGATTACAGAACAATACTTGGAACCTCTGGTGCGGAGCAGTTATTGTCTCAAGGAGACATGCTTTTCATTAGCCCGAATAGTCCGGCTATTAGAAGGATCCATGCTCCCTACGCCAGTATCGAAGATATAAAAACGGCCGTCGAAATGGCCAAAGCCAAGGAAGAATCGAGGGTTAAAATATGACCGACCCGCTTGAGCCGTTGAGGGAGATGATCGAGAAGTGGGAGAAGGTAGATACAGGGCGTACTGGACTCGGCACCGAACACAGTCTAACGCCAGCAGAGAAGTCCATCACCAAGTATTGCGCCAAGGAACTCGCCGCCGTACTCCCGGCGCTCGAAGAGGCGATGGCCATCGGCCCGTGCGATAAGCATCCGAAGATGTTCTGGATCGAAGGGAAATTCATCAGCGGCTCTCTTAATGGAGAGCTAATTGAAGCATCTAAGCCCGGACATTGCACCCTCTGCGCCGAGCGCGATGCGGCTCGCGGGGAGGCGCTTTCAATACCTGAACACTTCTGGCGAGACCATTACAGTTATCTACTCGCTTCCGTGCAAGAACTCCGAACACGTTTCTCAGATTTAGCTATCGAGTTAGAGAAACATAGTAATGGTCATATCCATGACGACGATCCGGCCACAAAGATGGGGGCGGCAGTCGAAGGGGTGTGCGGCGACCGCATCAATGCCATTCTCGCCCTCGACCCATCGGCGGTGAAGGCGGCTGAGGAGCACAAACGATGACCTTTAAGGAGTGGATCGTCACGGTTAAGCCAACCGGGAATTGGCGCACGGATATGCAACTCGGATATGAAGCCGCGACCGCCGAAGCCGAGAAGCGGGAGGCCGAGGCGCGACGGAAAACTGCAAAAGACTTTTATAAATTGGCGATCCGAATAAAAAAGCAAGGCCCGTGGCATATTGGGGGGATTTCTTGGCGAAGTCTGGGAAGCATGGGAGCGGTCCGAATTACGACGTAGCAAGATAGGGCAAGCGGAAGAGAAGGATAAGCCATGAGCGACACTGAGTTGCCCGTAGCTGCCTTCATGTTAGGCATGATGATTATATCGGCAGCCTTTTTCATTCGTGCACTTCTGGAACGTATAGTCAATGTGCTCGCCGAGATTCGAGACGAGCTTCGGAAGTCGGCCAAGTAGGGCCGAAGAGGTATAAAACTCAAAATGATCGAATTCCAAGATTCCGATAATGGAAAAACCCTTTGTTTCTTCTGCATAGAATCTGCGCAAGCGGAGCTTTGTAAAAGCTGCCAAAGACCATTCTGTCCGAAACACAGATCGGAGATGGATAAATCCTTATGTATTGAATGTGTGAATACTTCGAATCTTATCGTAGAATCCAAGGAGCTAATCGACCCCGAAGGGGTTCATAAGAACGGACGGACGATTGTTCTAAGAGGCGAAGCCTGGATGCGCAGCCGCGAACTAATCTCAAACATGACGGATGTGGAGCTTGAAGCCAAAATCAAATCGTACCAAGAAGCCGTTTGGGAAGCAGAAAAAGTCCTGGACTACAGAAGAATTATGTTGGGACAAGCGCAGCATGAAGGTGCTGAGAGATATTCTAAAAAGCTTAGCCGACTTCGGCTTATCAAAGCGGTTGACAAAACACATCATGTTGCAGGTTCCACGGTTAAAGAAAAATCCGAAAACATTAAAGGTGCTCTTGGGGCTTTATCTAAGCTAGGTCTCAAAAAGGACCAAATCGCCCAAATCCTCCTAAAGCTTGCTCAAAAGAAAGGCTAAAGCCTTGAGTGAAACTCAAGAAAAAATAAAACCAGGTGAACTCTACCGAATCCACGACGACGGAAAATGGGAAATATATCTGGACGCAACGATGGTCGGTAGTTTCGGACAATGCCCAGATTTATTCAAAGAATCCTTCGTGAATAATCTTTCTCCGAAAGGCGATCGTCCATTCGCACGCGATCTTGGTTCATGGTGGTCCCGGGTAATGGAATCCATCTATGCGAATCAGTTCAAAGGTATTCTCCTTGAACCAAAACAAATAGTAGACATCGCCACTCTGACTTGGTCCGAACTCCGAATGAACGAACTCGAAGCTCTCCATCCGAAAGCGTGGAAAGAATTCGGAGGTCAATACGGCGCGCTTGCGATGATCGCAGATTACGCCGCGCGTCAACTTCCGATCGACTATAAAACCTGGAAGATAATCGCCGCAGAAGCGAGCTTCGGTCGTAATAGGGAGGTGAAAGTTGGAGAGACTGAAAAGGTTATTCTTTATTGGATGGGCCAACCCGATCTCTTCGTTATATTTAATGATCGCATTCTTCCTGTTGACCATAAATCAATTTCTTCTATCGAGCCTTCTACGAATCGCAAATATAAACCTCACATTCAAATCCCTGGTTATATACTGGCTGGTCAAATTCTTCTTAAAAGTCTCGGCTATGATCTCCCATGCGACCGTGCTATTATCAACTGCGTCGCTCGAAAGGATTCGACGACAAAAGATGGTCAGGATATAAAGAAGCCCAGGTTTAAGCGTTTCACCGTCCAATACACTGAAAGCGAACTCGAAGAATGGAAAAAGATTCGTTTAAGGCAGGCTGAACTCATACGGGAATGTTTTGAAACGGGAGTTTGGCCTCGAAACGAATACCAATGTTCTTACATGTGGGGACGTCCATGCCAATTCCAGAATTTACATGAAAAACCACCCGAAATCCGAGACGTTATTATCAAATCGGATTACATCAAAAAAGCTCCTTGGATACCAGGGAGGACGGAGAAGGAGGAAGAAAAATGAAACATGGTGGGATTATTGGAGGGGTATTAATGGCATTATGCTCCTATACAACTGTATCCGCCGCATGGAAGCATAGCTTATGGCTCACTTTCATTAGCGTAACCGGACTTCTTTTTACGTCCTGGGGGTTATACTCTTCTGGTTATGTTGAAGCCTGTAAAGAGTATGAAAAAGTAGTTGACGAAGAAGAGGAGAAAGCATGAGTACAAGCCATGAATGGGCAAAAGAACTACATGAGACAGCAGATTTTCTACTCTCTAAGCCAGAGGTAGAGATTGGAAAAATTCCTGAAACAAGAGGATGGTTTTTTAATGAAAAAGAAGTTTTTCTAAATTTAGTTAGGGCTACAAAGCCTGGTCGAAAGGAAATGTCAGAAAACTACGTAGATTTCTACCCAACTGGTGCACATCTTCAACTAACAATAAGTCGTAACTTAGTTTGTCGAAGAATAAACCCTGAGTGGGAATGTGAACCTCTTCTATCTCAAGAAGAAGATGCTTCCTTGGAGGCTAAATGATCGAAGGAAGAAATATGGAAACCGAATCTTCAACAGGCCGACTCCGTGTCGCTATCATCGGACCTGAGAAGAACGGTAAATCCGTCCTAGCATCGACAAGCCCAGGAATAAAACTTTTCTTGGACTTTGACCAACGCGCAGAAGCCGTCGCAGGTAAAAAGGGCGTCTACGCCATAACCTTCAAAGACCCTGGTGGAATTAAGATGCCAGAAGCCGCAGAAGAAGTTTTGGATGTTATGAATGGCCTTTCAGCTTCGCTCGATTTAAGCCAACTAAAAACAAAAAGAGGGCAGCCAGTCTTTCCACAGTTGAAAACTCCAACGATAATCGACGGTCTGATCTTTGATTCGATGTCCAGCTTCGCTAAAATGATGATGGATTACGAAACCTATAACAATGCCGACCTTTGTCGAAAGGTAAAGATTGGCCCAGGATTAGAAGTCCGCGTCCCGAGGAACTACGATGCCTGGAGAGCGGAGATGGATGGAGTTGGCTCTGCTGTTTTTCAGGCATTCGCCCTTCCGATAAACGTCTTCTGTATCTTCCACGAAGTCGCAGAAGAGGCCCTCGATTCCACAGATGAAAAACCGAAATATACGGGCAAAGTTTCCATTTATCCCGTCCGATATAAGAGCTTGCTCAAGTATTTCAACGAAGTTTGGCGTGTTCGTCTCACGCCGATCCCATCTCAATCTGGTCAGAGATATCTACCGAGAGTCTATCCCTTACCAGATTATACGATGGACGCAGCGACGACGATGCTTTTGGATCCAGTTGAAGAACCAAACATCGAAGCGATGATTCAAAAGCATAATTCAAGAAACGGAGTTAAGAAATGAAAGTCGTATGCACCTATTGTCAGAAAAAGTTTCACAAGAAAGGAATCAAAGCTCACGAGAAATTTTGTGTAAAAAGATCGCGCTCGATGGGGCTTGATTCCAATTACACAACCGAGCTAACGGCAACTTCCGCTGACTTACAATACCAACGTGAACTCGGAAGAAAAGAAGGGATAAAGGAGGTAGAGGAAAGATATAGAACGAAATTCAATGACGTTCAGATAAAGGCTCTCGAAGCCACCTCACGAGCAGTAGACGCAATAGCTCATATGTTTGGGGATTTGCGATTTTCGTAGAAGTTAAATTCAAAAAGGAGAACTACCGAAAATGTCACCGAGAATAAGCTTTTCCAAAGAACAGCTCGCCGGGCCTCCGCCACTAGACCCCGGTCTTTACGAAGTCCGACTTGAGGGCTTCGAACCTGAGGCCGCAAAGAAAGGCGGTTCAACAAACCTGAATCCAATTCTCAAGGTTATCAATCACCCTACCCATACGGGTAAGAGAATTTTTGATAATCTCAACACCGGAGCTTATTGGATCATCCCGGCTTTCGTTCATGCTTTCGGATTCAAACTCGAAGATGATGGTCAAGGAGGCTTCGCCATTCCGGGAGAATTCAACGGAGATAACTATGTTGGACCGTTAACCGGAAGCGTCGGAAAGCTCATCGTTAAACAAACTGAATACAACGGTCGACCTCAGTTTAAGGTGGACCAATGGATGTGCCAGGTTCCTGGATGCACGGAGAAGCATCCGAACAATTTGGCGAAGTGATACTGGAGCAACTTCGCTAAGCATACGAATGATATGATAGCTCCAGCTAACGGGCTAATACCTCGGTCTATCATTCGTAGGTCAAATGAGGGTGCTGTTGCCGTTCTGAGAACGGAGCACCGGGATGAGGGATGGCAAAACCCTCCACTGTAGCGATACAGTCAGCACCCTTATATATTCAGAAAGTGAGCGCATAAAAAATGGAAATTCCGCAGAAAATCCAAATCGAAGACATCCAAATCTTAAATCGAATCCGAAAAGATTTAGGGGATATTCCAGGTCTTGCGAATAGTATTAAAGAAAATGGATTGATTGAGCCTATCGTTTTAGCGCATGATTGGGTAGATAACGGCCCAATTCTACCCCCTGGTCCGATCATAAAGATTATCGCAGGAGAACGCCGTCTAACCGCTTTAAAGTCCCTCGGTCTTACCGAACTCGAACACGTCGTTCATTATATTTGGCGAAGCGAGCTTGAATCAAATGATCCCAAGAAGAAACTTCTTGCCTCTTCTATCGAGATGGAGGAGAATATCCGAAGGAAAGATTTATCTTGGACCGAGCAGCTTTTAGGAAAGCAGCGTCTCTTAGCCATTATGCAAGAACTCCACGGTGCTCCTATCATCGGCCGTCCCACCTCCGCTGAGAAGGCATCCTCGCAGCCCGGATTCGGTGTTAATAAACTCGCCGCAATGCTAAACGAATCCGCAGCGTCCACTTCTCAGGATTTAGAGCTTGCTGCCCTTATTACAAAGATCCCAATTCTTCAACAACAACCAACGAAAGAGGCCGCGAAGCGTCAATTAGAGCTGGCTATGAAAATAGCTTTGGGAACTCAGAAACCGCAGGTCGCGACGCCTCTTCAATATAAAATCCTTGTTGAATGCCGAGACGAAGAGGAACAAAAAACGCTCCTAACGCAGTTCCGATCCGTTGGATTGAAATGTACTCCGGTGGTGGCATGAAAATTCAAATTGAAAAAACCGTCGAAGTCGAAAAAACCCTTCGGGTCGAAATGCTCGGTTCGATGTTCGATCTTCCTATCGAAGATAAACTTTCCGTTTGTCTAAGCGGAGAAGTTCCCTTGGAAGAAAGGAAATGGAATGTTGGACTCATCGTTGGGCCTTCGGGGAGTGGGAAAACTCTTATCTTGGAAAACCTCTTCGGAAAGCCAGAGAGTTTCATTTGGGGAAATAACTCCGTGGTCGATGACTTTCCTAATATGTCGATGGAATCTATCACTAATACTCTCCAGTCAGTGGGCTTCAATACAATTCCGGCTTGGCTTCGTCCGTACGAAGTTCTATCTAACGGAGAGCGATTTAGAGCCGAAGTCGCAAGACGTTTACTTTCCAGAGATTGCGATGAAATACACCCGATACTCATTGACGAGTTTACCTCGGTCGTTGATCGTCAAGTGGCCCAAATTACATCGCACGCAGTAGCGAAATACGTGCGCCAGCATGACAAGAAGCTTGTTGCTGCTTCTTGTCATTATGATATTCTCGATTGGCTCCAACCAGATTGGATAATCGAACCGGGGAACCCGCTTCGCTTCCAATGGAGGGAGCTTCAATCAAGGCCAAAAATTAATGTCTCAATTCGAAGAATCCCGTATGAAAGTTGGAAACTTTTCGCTAAATATCACTATATGAATGCTGATCTAAACCGCGCAGCGAGATGCTATGGATTGTTTATTAATAATCAAATTGCCTCCTTCAGTTCGGTCCTTTATCGACCGCATCCAAAAGTTACCGATGTCATGGGGCTGTCACGTAGCGTTACTTTGCCAGATTTCCAAGGATTGGGATTATCAAGTTGCTTGTCAGATACACTCGGCGCAGCTTATAGAGCTTTGGGGAAAAGACTACATAGTTATCCGAACCACCCAGCCTACATCCGAACCCGTCAGAGAAGTTCTAATTGGCTTCAAATTAAGGAGTCCGGGAATTTTTCTCCGAGGAGAGGAAGAAATTCTACAGTGGAAGGCTTCGGAGGAAAACGGTGTGCCGTTTTTATGTATACCGGACCTTCCATGAACATCGAAGATGCGAAGAAGCTTATAAATGGAGAATAAAATGTCGCAAGCGAATTCTGAGGGCGTGGCTGAATTTATCCGTTTAGTCGAGGAACTCTCCGAACTCACAGAGGAAATGTCCTCCTACGAACGGAAAATGATCGAAGATTCCTTTGATAGAATCGGTAAATTCGGCGACAAGACCTTCGTAACCGAGGTGCAGCTTGACTTTGTTCGGAACCTCTACCGTCGGGTCATGTGAAGGGATTCTTCGAAGCGCGTTAGCTGCTAAGAATCTTAGATATGTTGGTACAAGAGGACCAGTCGGAGCGCCAGTCTGTATCGTAGGCGAGGCACCTGGAAAAGATGAAGACCGTTTGGGCTTCCCGTTCGTAGGTTTCTCAGGCCAGCTTTTAGATCAAATGCTTTCGGAGGTAGGATTCGATGCCAATAGTGTCTACTTCACCAATCCGTACAAGACAAGACCGCCAGACAATGATATTAAAAGAATTAGTGAACTTGGAATTGAACTCAATCTTTTCCTCGATCAGTTTCTTGAGGAAATCAGAGCTTCAAGACCTACTATCATTGTTGCGTGTGGCAAAACACCAACTAATATCCTCTGTCCTGAAACACGACCTAAGTCAAGAGGAAAACAAAACGAAGACAAAGAAGGTTTCGGCTCCTGGAGAGGTTCGCTCTTAATATCCCCACTTCTTGATTGGCCGCACTACGTGATACCGATGTATCATCCAGCTTTTGTCTTAAGACAGTATTCAGAGAGGGAAATATGCATATTCATTTTGCAGAGAGCATTCGAGGAACTTACCTTCTGGAAGCAACACTCCCATTTAAACCCACTTCCGAAACGAACTTTAATAGTCAATCCTACTTTCGGAGATGCCTACGATTTCCTCAGGCTTTGTATTGGTTCGTCAAGTTCTATTTCAGTAGACATAGAACTCCTACGTCGGAAAGTCCCGTATACTATTGCTTTCGCCTCAAATCCGTGGACCGCGATGTCCCTATCTTTTTGGAACTACAGCCCCATACAGTTGTGTTCTCTGTGGAGAAAAATGGATGAAATTTTTCGAACAAAAGTCCAAATTGGACAAAATTACACTTCTTTCGATGCTCATTGGCTTCGCGCTCTTGGGTTTAGCGTTAATCTCTCACTCGTTGAGGATACACTTATACGCCACCATGTTCTCTGGCCTGGCCTTCGTCATAAGCTTGAATTTCAAGGCTTTCAGTATACGCGCCAACCATATTGGAAAGAAGAGGGCAAAGTCTGGTCTTTAAGAGAAGGTTTAGAGAGTCTGATGCACTACAACGCGCTTGACGCCGCTTGCACTTACGAAATCTATCTCGAACAGGAGAAAGAATTTGAAGAACGAAAAATTACGAGTAGTTCCAGAATCTAAAGTCGAAAAAATCCTTGAATTCGACGAGCGAATTCGACCGCAGGTAATGAGCGGTTGTAAAACCTATACAATTAGAAAAGGTCATAGACATTTCGCCCGTAATATTAAGATACATAACCATAACGCCATCGTAAATGGTTATAAACATTACATTCTCCAGACCGTTCCAATGGATATTTTCGTTTACGAGGGGTTTAAAACTATTTTCGATTTGCTTCGCAAGATGCAAAAGTATTATCCTGATATTAACCTTAATACTCCGGTTACGGTAGTTGAATTCCGAATTGATGTTGTTAACGAAGGTTCGACGGGAAAGTTTCGTCCTAACTCTAACTTGAGGTATACACTATGAATCTCACAGATATTCTCCCACTAAACGGAGATGATCTTCACAAGCTTATTCATCGCAACGAGCCTCCTGAAAGAAAATCTATAGACGCTAGAACGAAGAGGCTAAAACCTTTTGAGGATTACATTAAAAAATGCTTCTTAGAATGCGGAACATGCACTGATAACCCGCAAGAGGAGTACAAAATTTCGATGGTTACAATCTGTATGATAGATATTATGATCGAGGAATATTCGAAACGTGCCCCTCTTTAGCTCATTGCAGGATTTTTGTAACCTATATGAAATGCCCCTCGCCAGGGTCTTTCACGAAATCGACCGTCGTGGAATTATGGTCGATGCTACAAGGTTAGAAGCATTCGTCAAGATGCTCGACGCAAGACTGGAGATATGTTGTCAAAAAATAGAAAGCGCCGTAAAACTAAAAGTCGTAGCAAAGCAGCCAAAAGGCGAGAAGACGCCAAAAGGCACGCTAAATCTTTCATCTCCTACTCAGTTAGTGTCCATGCTGACGGGCTTAGGGATCAAATTAAAAACTTCTTGGCAGACAGGGAACCCTACATCGAATGAGGAGGCCTTAAATGAAGCATACGCGAAAACAGGAAACCAAGTCCTCCGAAATATCCTCGAAGCAAGAGAATATAACAAACTTAAAGGAACTTATGCAGAAGCTGCGCTCCTTGATGGAATACTCTATTCCAGTTGGAACGTATCTGGGACTGTTAGCGGAAGGCGTTCTTCCGGATCAACAATATTCCAATCTTCAAGCGGTAAAAAGATCGGCACAAATACCCAGAACTTACCTAAACAATCCGAGCTTGGTCGAAGCTTTCGAGAATGCCTTGTTGCTCGACCTGGCAGAATCTTTGTCTCCTGTGACCAGGCTCAAGCTGAGGACTGGATTGTCTCTGGACTCATCGCTGATAACGGTGGTGGAACAAGGGGACTTGACGAGCTTACTCAGAGAGTCGATCGCCACCGTAAACTCGCGTCGAAAATTTTCAAAAAGCCAGAAAGCGAATGCTCCAAAGGAACGATGTTGAGATTTATGGGAAAGAAAACCCGCCATGCTGGTAATTATGGCGAAGGACCTGGTATGATGGCAACTTCGTTAATAAAGGAAGTCCCAGACGCAGTTGAACAAATGTCCCGAGATGGAAAACTGATCCCCTATTGTGAGGTTCTTCTAAATGCCTTCCACGAAAATGAACCAGAAATACGAAATACATTTCAAAATTACGTTGAATCAGAGCTTCGGCGTTGCCGAACTCTCAAAACGCCAATCGGAAGAGAGCGTTACTTCTTTGGCCTTAGACCTGGCGCCGATAATAGTAAATTATTTAAAGAGGCTTTCTCCTACATACCTCAATCCACAGTTGGGGATAACACCGGACTCAGTATCTTATTTTGTGAAAAGAACTCCCCTGGACTCGTCCTTCTCGACGGACATGACAGTATTACGCTCGAATCGGAAGATTCTGAAGAAGAAATTAGAAACTCCATTGAGCTTCTCAAAAAAGCATTCGACCGAAAATTAATCTTCCCAAATGGGACGGAAGTAAAAATTCCAGTTGAAGTGGAAATTGGATATGATTTGATGAATGAGGTCGAATGTCCCGAAAGCTCAATGACTGGCTTGCAACCTATGTTACGTACACTACGCCTTCAAGCGAAGCGCCTTTAGATTATCATACGTGGTCTGCTCTTACCATCGTATCGGCCGCTCTTCGGAGGCATGTTTTTATAGGTCGCGGGCATTGGAAATTATACCCAAATCTCTTTACAGTCTTGGTCGGAAGACCTGGGATTGGAAAAGGGAGTGCCATTAACCCTGCGTTAAGTATTTTAAGAGATGCATCAGTTGCAAATATGTTATCCGATCGTGTTACCATCGAATACGTTCTTGAACGATTATCAAAGGGATGGCCGAATTTTGGAACAGGACCAAACGCAGGGATAACCGTCGGAATCGACCATTCATGTTTAATTTTATCAAGAGAGCTTTCCGTTTTCGTAACAGCAAGTCAATTTACGCTCCCGATCCTAACGGATCTTTGGGATGCTAACGAAGGGAAATATACTTATGGAACCCGAGGTAAAGGTGAATATACGATCGACTCCCCATGTGTATGTCTACTCGGGGGGTCCACACAAGAGTGGCTCATTTCTTCAATCCCCCCAAGTGCAATTGGAGGGGGATTTACACGAAGGGTTAACTTCGTTGTGGCGTATGATCGGGAAAAGTCTATCCCTTGGCCAGTCGTTTCAAATCACTCTAATGTTAGAGATAACCTCGTTTCCGATCTCCAAGAAATAGGAAAGTTAAGCGGGGAATTTAGATTTCATCCAGATACCGTTCCGATTTTTGAACTTGTTTATAATGATTCCGCACCAAAACTTTATGACGACATGGCGACTACGAGCTATAAAACTTCTAAATGGGCCCAGGTCTCAAAACTTGCCATGTGCGTATCTGCGGCAAGGTCTGATGATCTTATTATTACCAAGGCTGACTTTCAAAAGGCGCTTGACGCTGTTGAAGGGGTTGCCAAGAATGTACCTCGGGTATTCAGAGGAGTCGGAGAATCCGAGCTTATTACTGCGACTAATAAGGTACTTGAATTCATCGAAATGAAAGGCTACGCTTCGCGTGACGAAATAATGAAAGCCCATTGGCGTGACGTAACCTTGGATGATTTAGACCGAATTTTAGCTACGCTAAAAGAAGCCTATATCATCATCGAATACCAGCAGGGTCGAAAGACCTTCTGGAAAGCGGTAGAGAAGTTCAATCCGAAAGGAGTCAAACCGTAAATGTCCGAAATACTTGTTACAGATAAAAGAGGTAAAAGGGATGAAGACGGCCCAAATTCGCCCGCGATCAGCCCTAAGAAACTCGTTAAAGTTACTCCGAAAACCATCTTTATTCATCCGACAAGAGGACGAATAATCGTTCAGGAGGATAATTTCAAATACGAAGGGAGAATCGTTATTCCAGATGCCTCAAAACGTCGCCCTACAACCGGAACGATTCTCGAAATCGGAAAGGACGTTGATGAAATCTTCCAAGTTGGACAGAAGATCGGTTATGGCTTATATTCCGGTACTGTTATGGAATTTAAAGGATGGGATCCTGAAACCAGAATCATCTTCCGAGTTCTCGGACAGGACGAAGTTCTTGCGATTATTGATGAGAAGGCACCAGAGTTCGTCGGCGTGGGGGTGGGAACATGATGCCAGTTTCTGATAGAGAGTTTCCTGAAGAGGAATTCCCTGAAAGCGTCGTAGATGAAATGCTAGATGATGACTACGGTCCAGACAACTCAGATGAGGAGGAAGAAGATGAGTAGTGATCGAAGTAGCGGTAAAGAAGGCGATCTGATTCCCGTCAAAGATGGCGCAGGTAACCCGCTATCCCTCGGATGCGGCGTCGTCTGGACCGGAATCAAAAGCGTCAACCACCTGAAGGGCCGAGTAACCGCTTTCGATCCCGGAGGGCTATCTATCATCGAAACGGGTTCCCCTAAGGATCAGAAAACCCTGGCGAGAGTGAAAGTTACCTTCGAAATGATAATCGCAGTCCCGCCAGGGATGAACTTCTTACCAGACTATTTTCGAACAATCAATCCCGAACAAGAAACCATAATTGGGAAGATTCTCGATAAGTCTGATTTGACTATGTAGCCTTTTTAATCGGGCGATTATGATTCTCACTCTTAGAGACAGCCGGAACTCTCTTAACTCCCATGTCCTTCTCAGCACTTTTATCTGCTGAGGCTTTCGGACTTTGAGTTTTCATAGCTTCCGGATTATCTCTGCTACCGTTATAGAGAGGCGAAGTCGGCTGATGTTGCGAAGGTGAAACCTCCAACGCATCGCAAATCGCCTTCGCCTCTCCATGACTGACTGGTGGTGTTGGCATTCTGTTTCTCCTTAAGTGTTAACACTCTGAACGCTTGTGGCGTTATTGTCTGCGTCTAGATCGCAGATCAATTTTTTGGTAAAGTTTCAGTTCCTGGAATATTTGGTCTTGAAGCAAGCTCCTTAGCACGCTTATCAATGGTATCTTGTAAATAACCTCGATAAACGTCCTCCGTCCAGCCTTGTTGTTTTCCTATCTTCTTAAACTCTTTTAAGAAAATCTTACCCCTATCTCCATAAAGCTCCTGAAGCCCCTCTTCAAGTTCGGGAGTAGAACGATTTAATAAATCCATCTTCCCAGCGATTTGACGTGCTTGTTCTTCAAGGGAGGATTTCTGCTGGGTCCTCATGGACTCTTCTCGCTTTGCAGCGATCCTCTCACGAGCCTTAGCCCTGCGGGCTTCGATGGTATCTTTGGTCATTCCCGTTCGGGCAGAGGGTTCTCTTCCACGGGCTTCCTCAGGTACTTTCGTAACAGTCGCCCGTCGTTCTGGTCCCATATATTGATCTATCAACTGCTTCGCGGCCCGTCTTTCCACATCTTGATATCCGGGTTTCCCACTAGCCGCATCGAGTCGCTGAGTTGCGCTTTTATCTGCTAGGGCATTATCAACTCCCTTTTTAATCATCGCTTCCATTAATTCATCATGACTTGGAAGCGGAGCTTCCTTTGGAACAAGTTTCTCAAGCGCGGGGCTTAGCCCTTTCGGACTTCCAGAAGGGAGGGAACCAGCCGGATTAACCGTCGGAGGAGGTTGCGGCGTAGGGGCTCCACCCGACGGTCCCGGAGGGAGATTCGACGGACCGGCTGGTCTTTGTGGTCCTGGAGCTGGAGGACCTGAGGGACCTTTATTTCCTTGAAAACTCTCTGGCATTCCATAACGACCAGTTACTCCATCTGGACCTCCAAAATCTCTAATATCTCTTGCAGCATCCATACGATTCATAAAATCATCAAGCTTTATCGCGGTTCCCAAAGCCATAACATAATTGGCATACGGAATTCCAGCTGCGAAAGGTTTCATAGCTAAACCAGTTGCAACCATTGCAGGGCCGGTAACCGGAAGATGGCGCATAACTGCACCAAGTCTTCCACCTTTAACTCCCGTCTCAGATCCTCCCTCTGAAAGGTTAGCAAATCTTCTCACACGACCGAAGTCATTGACCGTATTTTTGAAGAAGTCCTTCGGAAGTCCGATATCGGATTCGAGATTCGCAAGTCTTCCCGCATTCGATTCCTTCGAAATAAAATTCCCATATTGAAGTCCGGTATCGTGGTCTTTTAACTGTTTTATGATTCCTCTCTGAAGATTAGATAGCTTTTCAGTTTCCTCATTATATTCCATCCATTCTTTCAATCCCCCGATCTGCTTCGAAAGCCCTTCCGCATGATCGGTAAAAGAAGAATACAAATCTCCAAGAACTGCTAAATCCTTCCCAGAAGCCCTGTCCTTAAGTTCTCCGATTATACTTCGAATATCCTTTATATTGCTTAAGGTTAGATTATTACCATAATTTTCCGTAACAAGCTTTCGAACGGCAGTTGTTTCGGGAAGATATCCACCGCTTTGAAGTTCCTTAGCGTCTTTATCATTGATTGCCTGATCTATTACATTTACGATAAGACCCTTTGGACTTGCTCCACCAGGATTCGCCGCTCGATCCTTGGCTAGAAGCCCGCTGACATTTCCTTCTATCGAAGCCTTTTTAGCTTTAATTGCAATTCCAAGAGCGCTATTATCCTGGGAGAGTCTTACCCCGGTTTTACCTACTTGAGTATCTTTCAAGTCATCTAGAACCTTATTCGAAGCTGCGATAATAGCATGTTTGGGGACTGCGCCTTTAAAATCCTCTACGGTTTTAACTCCCTTACCTTGAAGAGCTTCTGTTAACTTTCCAAGAGCAAAAATCGTCCCGACCTCAGAACCAGCTCCACCGACGTCACCGGAGCGAGCTTGATTATATTTATCATTAAGCCAGGAACCCATAAATGGAATGTGAGCGAAAAGAAGCTTAGCATTAACATCTGCACTTTTCATCTCACTTCCAGTTTTCTTATACTCCTCATTTGCGGCCTTAGCCTCTTTTAGAATATCTTTTCTTTGTTCTAGAAATTCTGGCCAATGTTTATCAATATTTCCAAGAAGATCAATTAGATTTCCTTCTCCACGAGTCTCTCCGTGAGGGCCAGGAAAAACTGGATTCGCACCAACGATTCCATTTATGAAACCTTTTATTCCCTCACCGACCCCTTTTATCATATTACTAGGAGTAAATCCAGCCGCCCCGCCTTGATACGGTGGAACCGGATTTGAACTCGAACTTGGTTGTTGAGGTGGAGCCTGAGGAGGAGCTTGAGGAGGTGGCTGCGCAGTAGGAGGCTTCTGTAAAGAAGGCTGTGCTGCTCGAAACTTTGCCACGCCAGCAGCTACCTGCTGGGGATTTAGACCCGTCCCTTTGAGCTTAATCGTAGTCCCGTCTTTGAGCTTTACGGGAGTAAAACTCTGATCTTGATTTTGATTCGGAGTAACTGGAGGAGTCGTTGCCATTATCTCTCCTGATAAACTCCATCAGGTCCCATAACGAATCCAGTATCGTTACCACCACCTGTTGGATCACTTGGAGGGGGAGCCTCAATTCCAGCGATCTTATAGGCTTGGGCTAAAGCCTGAGCAGGAGTTAATTCTCCATTTTGAATCTTTTGAAGTCCTTCTCCGTCCCACCATTTAAGAGCTTGAGTCAAACCGTTGAACTGAGTATCAGCTTGAAAAGCACCCGTCTTGGCATCCCCAGTTAATCCGATCCCTGCAAGAAACTTCGAAGTAACCCCAGATTCTTGTTTCTGAATTTCGGAATGAATTTTATTCTTCGTCGTCTGAGCGTCTTTCCAAGCTCCGTAAAGATCGGATCGTGCCGATTTAATCAAATTATTAACAGTTGAGCCGGGTAATCTTCCACCTTTATCGAAATACCTTGCGTGGGCCTTCGCTTCTTCCGCTAGAGCATTAAGCTGACTTATCTTCGCCTGAGATTCACGCTGTTGAAACGGAGTTAGAGCTTCCGTTTTCTTTGCCTCAGCTTCCGCCCTCGTAACTTCAGCTTTCGCACGGTCAGCTTCCGCTTGAGCAGCGGCCTTTTTAGCTTCCATCTCAGGTCCGATAGCAGCAGTTCTAGCCCGTGCTTCCTCCGCCTGAGCAGATTCCTTTCCAGCCATCGCTTGTTCAGTTGCGACTTTAGCCTGATTAAGATTCTGCGCGCTCTGCGCAGCTTGACTCGGTCCAGGTATAACCGCCCTTCCTGGCGGAGCTTGCTGTTGTTGACCTCTTCCTGAAACCATCTGTTGAATTTTCTGAAGCATGTTTTGTTTCTGAGTTATCTTCGATTGAGCCTTATTAATGCCGATAGCCTCCGGAGGTGGTTCCTCTGTAAGAGGCTGATAGTCGAGACCAGCTTTTAGAATCTTCCGAACTTTGTTATCATCAAGTAACCGATGAGCGCTCTCCTGATCGCCTGCGGCCAAAAACGAGTTTATCTGATTATAATACATTTCCGCTTCATTGACCTTTTTATCGTGGTTTCTCTTTTCAGCCGCATTAACGATCTGCGAAATAATCCCTTGTCTATTCCCAAAGGTTCCTTCAAATCCTCTGGGAGTCGCAGGTGAAAGTTGCGGAGCAGTGCCTTGCGGTTGAACCTGCGGTTGCTGTTGTTGCGGAGCTTGTTGAGGTTGAGCCGAAGGCTGTTGAGGCATGACCGGAGGTGTCCCAGAAGGCATCCCTCCCTGCGGAGGCCCTCCCTGAGGCATAATCCCACCTCTCCGCGCTAACAACGCCATCAAGATTTGTTTTGGATCAACCGCATTAGTTGACATTTAGTTCTCCTAAATAATTGATCCAATTCCGCTCATGATATTGTTAAACGCTTGCGACAAACTCTGAGTGTTGACGGTCCCAGGAGCAGCAGCGGCGCTCTGGCCCATTAGCTGCCATAAAGGATTATTCTGCGGTTGAGTGTAGTTAAATTCATTTAACATATTTTGAATCGAACCTTGTTGAAGATTCTGAAGTCCAGTCCCGAACTGATTAGCTTCGCTTTGAATCCCTTGTCCTGCGGACAACATTCGGTTCATTGCGTTTTCTTGCGCGGTCGCGGTCGCTTGTGTTAACTGGGCATTCTGTGTAGCGGTAACGCCTTGTTCATAATTCTGCATGGCGTTGCCGAATTCACTCCCACCTAACGCCCCTCCGAAGGCAAACTGCTCCTTTAGATCCGCTTGATTCTGTTGAATGTTTTGTTGCTCAGAACCAATCATCGCTTGCCACGCGGCCGTCTGATCTACGGGATCACCGGTCGTAGCCATTTGATTCAGTGAATTCGCTCCAGGAACACTCGTATTCTGACCTGAGAGAAACCCTTGAATATCCTGAAGCGTAGAGTTTAATGGTGCATTTAGCTGCCCAGCTCCAGTAGTTCCTCCGCCCGGAAGCGCCGTTTGAAGGTTAAAACCAGGCATTCCTGTCCCTAACAATTGTTGCATCGTGTTATAAAACTGTTGGGTATATCCTGGATCATATGTCGGAACCATATGATACGTATTCGTATTCGGAACTTCATTGGCTGAGCCAGGGGCTCCTACGATGTAATTTAATGGAGATCCGTTATTCATAACCGGATTCGTTATCGGAGATGATCCCGGAAGCTGTCCTGGAGTCGGGACAGTTCCAGGAGTTCCAACCCCACCGCTTCCAGCAGGTGAACCTCCGGGTAGAGTAACTGGTCCGGTAATATTTCCTGTCCCACTTTGTGATGAAGTCGACGGAGTTCCTGGATAGCTCATAAATTGATTTGAGCCCATTCCAGGAAGAGTCAAAAGACCAGAGCTAATATTCCCAGTTCCACTCTGCATCCCACTTCCGCTTCCGAAAAGCCCAGAAAGACTTTCTACTGTTCCAGCGTTGGATGTGGCCATTTTAAGCTACCTTCCATTCTAGAGAATCCAGAAGACGCTTCTCATCCTCTCGTTCTCTTTCATGTGGGCAGTAACCTCTCATACCAAGAGAGAAATTGCAGTTTATACACAAAACTCGATAGGATTTAGTGATATCAATTCCATTTTTCCTCTCGTCTAGGATATGTCTATAAAGAGTAAAATCGTACATTCCCTTTTCATGTGATTTTCTTCCGTTAATATGATCTAGTGTAAGAAACTCATCTCTAATCTCACCGCAGCACTGACATAAAGGTTTATTATTTCCACAGAGAAGAACGAAAACCATCCTTCTCATATTAGCGGTATTAGTTTTCTGATAATCGTGCATACATATCTTGCACCAAATTTTATGTCTTTTTCTATTAGCTCGATCTAACTGACTCTTAAAATAGTCTTCGTCAGGTTTATTTACATTACATCTACCGCAAATGTTCATTGTGCCCCCCAAACGTAAGGCCGCCTTATATAAGACAGGCGGGATTCTTGTCTCCATTGTTCTTTTCTACGTTTACGCTTCGCGTGAAATAAAAGCCCTGGTTGATTCTTATTATCTGGATCACCATAAAGAAATGTGTGAACGGAAGCGGCTTTCTCATATTCCATTAACTCTTGAAACCCTCTTTGAACGGCGGCCCAAATGAGAATCTCATTCCAATCTCTTGGAAGGAGGATTAGTGTTTGAGCTAAAACATTATCATTTATGGGATGCATCCGACAGAGACGGGCCTGAACTTGGTAATTTTTATCTGGAATCGGGTTAAATCCAATGGTTCCACCAAATCTATACCATTCTGTCGGAATAGAAAAAACTGGTTGAAACTTATCCGTTTTCTGATAATGTGAAACATCGAGCTTCCTTCGATCGTTATTCGCAGGATAGTCGATCCAGATTAGAATATCCAAAAACGCATTATTAACATCCCCTCCTGGGATTAAGCTCGCTTCGGGATATTCTTGAATCGCCGTCGAAAGACTATTACCTCCGGTTAAATTGAACAAAGGTCCGAGTTCCTCAAGTTCTTGGAAGTCGTCTCGATAGTCTGGATTTGAGGCTATTTCTAACAACGAATCCCGAATCCAAATCGCTGCGCGGGCGGTGTCCGTTGTTCGATTCTCACATCGAATGAGAACCTCAGGAACTAGATCATTTATATAGAACTGAATCCCACTTGGAGTTAAAACTGGCATTTAATCTCCTATGGCCAAATAATCGAAGATGGCATAATACCACCAGTCCCAGAAGGAGCATTTATCGCACCGACGGTCCAAGCTCCACTTGGGGGGCGGCCATTTCCATTAATATCAGAACAAAGAGGGATAAGGTTCCCACTACAAAGACTCGTTAAATTAACTCCAACACCGATGAGCCCCGAACCAGCGTTAGGAACTCCTGTACTACTATTAACTCCAAGACTGGTCAACTTATTTCCATGCGAATCTCCTCCACATGAGGATTGCCAATTAGCAAACGTCGCATCGTTCGTAGCCCCACAGACCCAAGGGGAATTTCCGCTAGTCCCGATAGCACCATAAAAGTTATAATCTAAAGTCGTAAACGTAGCCGTCGAACCTGTTACAACGTATTGGCCGTAATTTTCTGTAGCATTATTCTCAGAGATAATAGTAGTACCATAATAATCAATCGCCTCAACATTGCTACCAGTGGTAGAACATCCAAGAAACGTATTATCAGCAAATAGCGAGAATCCAGAGCCAGAATTTTGAGTTCTGGTAGTTATTGGAGGATTTGAATTAAGACATTGTTGAATGGCAACATTATTAAAAACATTCAAACTCGCTGGAGGAGCTACCTCGATAAAAAGGAAATTTGATGTCGTACAGCAGGTACCCCAATTCCCATCTGAACGATTGTTATAAATATATGTTCCAGTAGAATCCGAAGACGTGTTCATATAACTGTGAACACAGTTATGATGAAAAACATTTCCAGTTGTATCCCAATTTGAACCGTCATGGCAATGATTATTGTTAAAAAATAGTGTGCGAGTACCATTTCCACTATACTCAAGTGCCCAGTTATTATGCCATAGCTCGTTGTTATAAATTTTAATCGTTGTCGAATTAAAATGCTCCATAGAGATAGCGTTTCCAGTATCGTGTATATCATTATCGTGTATTAATATATTTCCGGTACAAGCAGTAGCTGCCGATGAGCATTGAAAAATGAAACTTCCACTATCTGCACTAGATGTGCTGTCAGACATGGACGTATGCTGATAAAGATTACGAATAATTAGATTACGAATCTCAATATCATGGCATCCGGAACAACCCTCAAACGCTTGAGTAGTTACCGACTGATGAGCAAGTCCTGATCCATTAGCTGTAGCTTCAACAATTCCTGTTATCCCAGAAGGATATCCTGTGGGATTAGCAGCCTCAGTAGTGTAGCAAGTAGTCCCTGGACCACATGGTGTCCCACCATCGAAAAGAAGATACCCCTGGCTATTGACATTAATAAGAGGTCCAAACGCAGCACTTACTGCGGATGCTAGTTCCCACTTAAATATGAGTGGATTCCCTAACGAACCAGATCCAAGTATTGAAAAAGGACCGACAAATCCACAAAGATGAATTGTGTTTCCACCAATCTCTTCTCCTACTGTTAGAGAGCTTACTGCCCTTGCATCTAAACAATCTGCTCCAGTATTACCACCAGCAGAGGACTGGGCAACATAGATATTAGCCGCCATCGCTGGGGTAGCAATGAATAGTAAAATTAGAATAATAAATTTCAACCTCATCTTAGACCTCTACAGTTAATAGTCGCAGCGCCAGGAGTAATCGAACCGCTTGTATCGTTTATTTGATCGACATTTATCGTATTCGTAGAAACCCAAGTTTTAAGTGAAAGCCCTCCACTAGCGGAAGGAGCATAACCAACAACCGCATTTGTGTCACTATTAAAGGAGCATGAAATGGAATCAGTCGAAGTACTAAGTCCGGTACAAGTAAGGGTATTTGTTGCACGCGCCCCAGAACCTATAGCCCCAGTTGTTAGAGCTATCTGACCGCTACAAATCTCATTCGCAACATTAATCCACGCAGTTCCCTCAGGAGCTCCTAAACCAGCAATTCCAAGAGCCTGCCCAAGGGCAGTCGGGTTAGCTGTTGGAAGGGCAACCCCATTAGGACTCCCTGCTGTAGCTGCTACTGTCCAGCAAAAACTTCCAGAAGATCCACCTTGGTAACAGGTTTGAGCAGAATTTCCACCGTCGTTACGAATTGTAAGAGTATTAGGAATAGAAAAACTCGTTTGAGTTCCTGTAGAAGAATTCCAAGTCCAATGAAGCTCTCTGGATCCTCCGGTTAATAAATCTTGAACCGTCCAGTTATCAGTGACAGAAGAAGATCCGTTCCAGACATTTCCTGTTAATTGAATTACAGGAGAACTTTGATTAAGAATATTAGTTGCTAAAATCGGGTTATTAAGAAAAAGAGTAGAACCATTCCACGTAAAGTTTCCGCTCGAACTTACGGTATTAACTCCACTCCCGACAGCAACTTGGTTATTTGCAACCGAACCTCCAATCGTACCTCCTCCACCTCCGCCAAGTGTAACTTGATTACAAGTTCCATTAACTCCAGCTCCCGTTATGCAGACGGTATAATTGCCGCTTGCGGCAATGAAATTAAAATTTCCATTCGCATCCGCGTTAAATGGATTTGAAATCGAATTGGTTAAAGCGAAATTACTAAAAAGCGTACCTCCAAGTGCAGGAGCACAGGGAGGAGGACTCGTCCATCCGCTAGCGCAGACCGTTATTAAAGCGGAAGCAACGACACGAACATTTCCGTTTGAATTATAGAAGGCAATATCGTGATAGGCTACGCCCTGAGCGTTCGCTTTTGAAGCGAAGCTTAGAAGTGTTAAGAATGTAAACAGATATAAAATCTTTTTCATTATTGTAACCTCACCCATTTACATCCACCTGCGGTGTTGCTTGTTAAAACGGAGCTTAGAATTGCAACTGCGTTCGTGGTTAGTGTTGTACTTCCAACAAAAGTCTCAGAGTTAAAAACCGTTAGGGTTGAAGACGATCCGTTTATATTCCAAAGATTTACGTTTCTTCCAACCCAATCAAGACAGCTTGAAAGAAGAAAAATCCCTCCGTTATTCAAAATTGCGTAGTTATCAGCTTGCTGAAGTTGCTCGCCTTGGCAGGTCCCCTGCACGGTAATCGGCCCCAAACCCGTCGTGCCGTTGTAAGCCGTGACTGTCGTTCCACCGTTCGTAAGGATTTGCCAAACGCCGTTATAGCCTGCGGGAGTGATACCCGCGCAAACCATGCGAGTCCCTACCACAAACGTAGCCGCCGTCCACCCAGCAGAAGTAAATGTCATCGTGTTCGTAGATTCAGTGCCAGCAGTCGTTGCAATCGCCGCCGCCCCTGCCGAGGAGTAGGTGTTCGCCGCTCCGAAGCTCCAGTTTCCGTACAGGCTGTTCATTGCCGCCTGCACCAAGACCGAGACATTGTTGTAGGAGCACGCAGTGGTGTAATGGGTCTGGTCGCCGAGATAGCAAACACCCGTTGCCGCATTGCCTGGAGCGAAGTTCATATCTGCCGCGATATCGATCACCATGTCGGCGTAGCCGTTCGCGACAAATTGACGCGTTAAAGGATTCACATTTTCGGCGAAGGTAAAAGCGCTTGATCCACGTGCGATCATCGTCATCAGCGCGCATTTGGCCCCGAGTTGGTGGACCAGGGTGCAGAATTTTCTTTGGTTCCCTGCCGTCTGCGCCGCCGTTAAGGTCCCTGAATCGTTCGTGCCTTCCCAGTAGTTGAAAAGTGAAAGCTGTGCCGATGAACGGTAAAATGCCGGAATGATGACGGGGAAGTTACTTATCAACGTGCTAGTCTGCTGCCCGGATACCCCACGAACGCCGGTCACTAGGGAATTGTTGAGGGTTAGAAGGGTGGGGTAGGCTACGGAACCTCCGGGCGAGGCGGTCAGCGAATCGCCAACATCAATGGCGTAGCTAACTTGATCCGTTCCGCCCACGCTAACAGGGAAACCGTTGCCCGCTTCTATGGCGGACATCCCGGCGTAATCAGTGGTCACTTGCGGCGCGGTGAGCGCGGCGCTAAAGAATCGTACCCAGTAGACCGTCATCGTCAGGTAGGTTGAGCTGGCAAATCCAGAGCCTGCGGCTGCCCCGCAAATCTGGAAATTATTTCCGGTATCTACGCCCAGCGTGCCCGAGTTTTGAACGAGCTGGCTGGACTGCTGGCCGTTCAGGTAAATCGCGTCCGCGCTTGATCCCTTGACCCAGGTTATGAGTCCGGTTCCATTGAACGCATTCTCATAGGCTTCGCCGAATCCGCCGTTTTTGAATGCTCCGATGTCAGGGGCACCAGTGTTTACCGGCCCCAGAAACGCGTTGCTTGTATCAGCGAGAATGCCACTTGTGTTTGCAGTCCCTCCGCCTCCATTATTTATGATAATCGCCCTCTGTTGCAGTGCGCCAATATTAGAATATTGAACGCTAACATACATTTCAATCGTAACGACACTCGTTGTGATTGAAGTCGGAACCGTAATGTACTGACTACTACCAGAAGTACAGGTAACGCCGCCACCATTAGCCCCGACAACCCAAGCAGGTGCATTGACGAGAGTTAACGGACCGCTATGACCAGATACGTCTATATCAGTTGTCCCAGAACCTTCAGTAAAGCGATAATCTCCGATTATGTTTGTATTAGTCAGTATCGGAGATCCGATTATCCCAACCCCACCAGCAGGTCCCCAAGTACATGGAGAAGGGGCGTTACAGACACGTTGTTGATTAGTAATTGTATTATAATAGGTTGATCCAATAACTGCGCCTGAAATTTCAGCATCATTATAAGCCAGACTATTCGTAGCTGAGGGAGAAGGGAATACAACAGGAGGTGGTGGAGTTAGAGTAACCGATTGATTAGATGTAGTAATACTTACAAACTGATTAAAACAACCAGAGGTAGCCAGAGGACAAACGGTAAAATACCACGTACTTGGAGTAGGAGCGATGCTCGTATTCGTGGTTAGAGTTATAGAGGCTCCACCTGTGGTACTTAGAGTTCCGTTCTGTGTAGGATTTGGGACAGGATTTCCGTTAGTTCGTAACTGAGAAACGGAGAACCCATTCGGAGGCGTAAGCTGAACCGCCCATGTTCCGCTATTCCACGTTTGCGATGAGGTATCAGTAACCTGCAAGGTTACCTGGGCTTTTGCAAAGCATGGAAAAAGCAGAAGTGAAGCTAAAGCTAGAAGGAGTTTTTTCATCTTAATCCTCAGTTTATAGTTACCAGCAATACCCACCCAGCGGGAATAGACTGTAAAGTCAAACCATCAACCCACATAACCTTTCCACGATTCTGAGAGCCCGTCGGGGCAGTAGACGGAAGCTGAGCTTCCCAAACTATGTTACCATTTCGATCAGAAACAAGAAGAAGACCAGCAGTTGGAGTTGCAGAAGTTGCCTGAATTGACATATCCTCTGCTCTTACCATCTGTTGAACTGTGTTAACAAAAACAGATCCTCCACCATCACCAGCGAGAACTGTGTTAAAGGGTTGACCATTTGCAGGGGAGGAAATATTTGTAAGTAATGCTACTGTTGCTGATACGATTCCAGCAACCTTATAAAGACCGATAAATCTTCCGTTCGTAGTTCCAAGAATCATAACATACTGACCAGCTGATAGACCATGAGCGCCAGTAGTAGTTAGAGTCACAGTTCCAAGAGCCGGTGCTCCAGACTGAACGAGTCCGTTAGGGGACGCTGTCGGTGTAACCGCTGCAACAACATCAGCAGAGGTAAAACTCCATGGATTCGAAGAGATGTTCATTTTAATCTCCTAGATGATAAACAAACTCATAGCCGCATGAGCAGCGGAGCTTCTTAAGGTAATCTGTGTCTTAGTAGCGGAAACGCTTCCTGTATAAATATCCGTCGCTATGCTTGCGGTCATGGTAATATAGCCAACAGGAATCCTACCAAGATTATGAGTAATAGTAAAGTCCGTATTAGCCAAACCTGTATCAGGGACAGTGGCCCAGAAGCCGTTGATGTTATCAAGGTTTGTACCGTCTCCAAATCCGATTTGACCTTTTAAAACATAAGCTAGTTGTTGCCAAAGAACTTGAAGCATCCCAGCGAATTTCGCAAGTTGAATGTTCCATGAAGGAACGGTCTTCGTCTTCGGATCCCGAACTTGCGAAGGTAAGAACTGAAAGTTTGGAGTTATTTGTGACATTAATTTCCATCAGCGGAACCACCACGCTGTTCACCTGTGATTTCGTAAATCGGACAAAATTCAATCATATCCGAAGGAGCGCCCGCAGGCCCGGAAACTTTCCACTGTAACCGTAAACCAGTTATGTTGAATTCCACAACTTGAGAAAGAACATCCCCGCTTCCGCTTCCAAGCGTAAAAGTCTGACTTTGGGAAAAACCACGTTCATTCGTTATAGTTATCGTGTAGGTAACTGGGCCATTATCTATAACAACCAAACGAAACTTCTTTATAACATGGCTATGCCTTCTATCCCCAAAGGTATGTTTCGCAGAAACGACTTGCCATCCGACTTCGCTCCGATTGGTAAAATCAACATAACCTACGGTTCCATCTGAGAAACCGAACGCAATCCCTGGCATCTGAAGCGTCGCTGCGAGCGTTGCTGGGGACCAAAATTGCTGTAAAATTGAACCTGAAAGGTCTTCAATTCTTAAAACATTCGATCTTTGAAAGTTATCTAGAACCAAAGGTGTCTTAGAATATTGGAAGGGGGTCCAATTTTCCTCATCTAAATTATAAACCCAAACCGCAACATTCGGGATGATGAGCCAATAAGCATTGAAGATTTCGCCAGCTATGGCATTAGTAACGAAACCCCAGGTGTTCGTTAGACCTCCGGCTTTAAGATCGGCCATAATTCTGGAACGGGCACCGATTCTCTTATGCCCGTCGATCGGATGATCCCCAATAGGAACCATCGAGCTTTGATTGAAATTGTAAACATTATCCGATGCAACTAAGATAGCTTGTTCTTGACCTTCTCGATTAAAGTTATCAAGAGATTTAAGGGCGATTTCTCCAATATATGAGTTTATAATAGGGAGAAAATAGAACGGCGCAGTTCCAACCCCAGTTGGGATAACCTGAACAACTCCCTGATAATGGAAGCCATATCCATATTGACCGAGTTTTATGATACCGTTTATCGGGCCAAGATTGTTAAGATTATCATTTAACCCTGCGTTAAACGAAGTCCAATCCGTCGGATCCCCAGCTCCGCTCCATCTATACCGCTGTGGAAAGGCTACGCCGCCCTCAACTGTGTTTCCAGTCATAAGGTGAAGATCAATTTCAGCCATCGCGTTACATGCTGGAGCGTTAGCGGAGCTAAGAACATACGTTCCGGCTATGCCATCCCAAGTTAAAACTTGATTCGTTCCTTGAGAAAAGCAAAGCTTATATCCGAGGATATCCCAATTCCAAACTTGCGTCGTACCTCCGGTAAGAGCAGGACCTGTTATCTGAGTCCAACTTCCTGGGGTCCCAGGAATCCACTGAAATAATCTTGTCGGAGTTATCGCGCATTGAATATCAACTCCGTTAGAGTTAAAGAATCCAGGAAACGCTAGCGCAGCTTCGTTAAACGGGGCTGTCGGCCATGCAGGCAGCGCAGTAAAACCAGGTCGAACAGAGGCTTTTCCTTGACGAAACAAAATATTCGTCGAATCATAGAACCCATAAGGTTCTATCTCAGTAAGAGGTAATTCACTTTGAACCCCGCCGAACGGCCCGGTTATCGGCCATTCAGGAAGTTCCTCTTGTTGAGTTATAAGCTTTCGATCTGGTATACCAGTCATATATATTAGAAAGCGAAAGCAGACATTCCGCTTGATGTTACTGAGCCTGTAAAGGCTGCGTTCTCCGAAACATTTACGACGAACGGAGTTCCTGTTACATAAGCGAAAGTTCCAGTTGAGTTAAAAACTTGATTTGAGGTTGCTCCACCCGGAGGGCCCGAAATGTTTAACGCAACAGCATAGGACATCAAGATTCCTGTTATTCCAAGAAGTGTAATTTCGAAATCGAAAATCGAACCATTTATAAGAACATTCCCCATTGTAGCGGCATTGCCATTTATGCTATAACCAAGATTCGGAGTCCCAGCAGAGAATAAGACCTGCCCAGCACAATGCATCTTGGCAACGCCAGCGGCGTTAAAACTCCCAGGAACATTGACCGTATTTATGACGGTCGAAGTTATGGGATTAACGATATTAGCTAAAGAGGTGTCGCTAAATTTTGATGTTCCAAAAGGAACTGTTAAAGAATTCCAGCTTGCTCCATTCCATTGATATACGATACCAGTATCAGTGGCGAAATATAGAAGTCCATAACCAGCCCCGCCCCAAGTTGCGTTTAAAGTCTCAGGAGTCGGGCGATTAGCGGTTGTCCCGCTTAGAAGCGAAAGCCTTTGCATTATATCATCTTTTAGATTTCGAATATCTTGACCTAAAAGATTCGCAGCCTGAGTATCCGGAGGTGTAGTAATGTCCCAAACATGATCGAATGTCGGAGGAAATGGCATAAGTTCCTTAAGTGTTTACAGTCTGAACGCTAAAGGCGCGTTTAAGTTTCCTCATATCGCTCTTAAAAGTTTCCGTCAAATCATTCCGATATTGCTTGTCAGGAAGTTTTAGCTTATCGCAAAATTTATACGCTTCATTAAAGGCATCTTCGACATTCGACGCATAGCCTACGGCTACTCCAATTATACCAACACCACCGCTAGTTTTAAACTCTCCTCCGAATTCAGATACTTCATAAGGGTAGAACTTTTCGAGATTATTTCTAGACAATCCGCGTAGCGGTAGGCCTTCTTTAGATTTATAATTTTCGTTAGGCCAGGGCGGGGTCGAAACCCTAACTCCCGCAGCAAAGCCGCTTCTGAGCGGCATGTTAAACGGCCCATTGCCCTTGGCACAATCGGAGATAAACCCTCCGAAGTCCCCGTCAAAGAGACCGTATAACAACGTGGGGAATGCATCATATCCAAATCTGGGCGTAAATTCGAGAGCATAAATGTTACCTTCTTTATCTACGACGGAGTTGATGTCGATGCAACCATTGTAAGAATTTTTTCTAAGAAACTCACCAAGCTTTCCAAGGTTCCGGCATAGAGGACAGTTCCAGTCCTCGCATCGCCAAACAACATTTCCGGTGCACCCGCCTGATGGCCCAATATCACCACACATGAGTTGTTTACGTTCGAGCGTATGATTCGTGGGCTGGATGAAATGATCTTTGGCATACCATGCCTCACTTGAAATACAGGTACCTTCTATAAACTCTTGTAAAACAAACGACGGATCGTTTTCACCAATAATCCCCTTAGCATGATGAAGATAATCGAGAATATCATCACTGCCACTAGAAACATAAGAGGGGACAGTACCGGAGAATTTACCTTCCGGCTTAAAAACGAGACGAACTTCGTTAGAAAGTTCGTTGATGAAATTTTCGGCCTCCTCCCATGAGGTGAATTCCTTGGAGTCGGGTTCTTGAATTCCGCATTCTTTGAAAACCTGAGAAGCGAACTTCCTATCCGATTCTAATTTATCAGCGATTTGGCTTCCTCCGAAAGTAAATGCACCATTTTCTCTAAGAAGATCAAGGGCCGATCCTGAACCAGTACAATCGCCAATAGCGATAGAACCAAAAGAAGGAAGAGTGGCCTTTTCAACGAGATTTTCTCCTCGTTTATCGAGATCAGGGTCTTTAATCATCATGGAGACTTTATGTCCTTCGGATTGCAAACGAATGGCCAAGCCGAGACCATCTCCTCCTTCGGAGATAATAAAGAAGTTACTCACTTACGACCTCGGTTACCTGAAGTCGATGATCGCTAGATTCCCACATCATAACTCTAACCGCGTGAGGCATAATAATACAACCTTCTGACGCATTTCCAGGTTCGACAACTGAATCCCCATGACACATAAAACCAGTCCGCCCGAACATCTCGTTTAGTTGGTCAGGTTCGAGAGGGATGGCATATGGTCCATGAACGTGACTATCGACTGGTCCTTGCATCGTATAGAATCCTACCGGAATCGGACCAACATCATGAATCGCTTGCATTAAGGGATTGTTCTTCCCTTCGGGAGAACCGCTATATCCTTCCCCCGCGAGAACTCCCAAAGGGTTGAACATTCGACCAGTTGCTACTTCGTATGTCCAGGACATTTTAGTTGTAGTTAAATTCGATTAAGCAATCGAAACCATAAAACGTCCCAGTTCCTCCAGCAGGAGTTACAACGGCAAGTTCGAGCCAAAGCTCAGAATCCGGAGAGATGATATAACCTGGAGGGCCGCCCGCAGGGTTATTGATCGCCTGAAGTTGAGCCGTCGTAAGAGCAAAATTAACAACATACGGATTCGCCTGAGCGACGTTAGTAAGACCGTTATTCGCTTGAGCCACAATCGAGACAGGAGTAACCGCGGTATTGTTAACGAAATTCGTTAGATATAAACTGGATTGAAGAGTCGTCATCGGGTTAGTGGTGACAGTATAAATAGTATCAAAACTCAAAAGTCTGAAACCTTTAACCCGATTCAATCTCCTGGGCTGAAGCTGTTGACCAGCATTCATCGAGCCTATTACATCGGGCCGATAAAGTTGTGGCGCAGCTTCACCAGCTACTCCAGTTCCTCCAAAATTCTCCTGAAGGTCTTCGAAGAAACCTGTTCTTCTAAGAAGCATGTTGGTTAGATTAACAGCGAAGAACCCGGTCGTCGAGGCAGCTATTGCTTGGTTATAATTTCCAAGTGCTGTTCTCGTTAAGGTAAATGATCCTGCGGAGGTTGTAGTGATGAAATCACCTGGACCAATAAAAACTCTCCCGTCGTTAAAACCGAGAGATTGCATGTATCTAGATTCTGTATGTGGCATTTAACCCTCCTAGGGTTGTGCATCAACTAAAGCAACTAATTGCCCAAACCGCTAATATCATCACCTTGATTCTCTTTCAGAATTTCCGCTACGCGGAGTTCATCTTCTGATGTGAAATTCAACAAATCTTGTATCATTATGGGACGCTGCCAGGCAATTGGATCATCAAAGCAAGTTTCGCATAAGATTAAACCCAATTGCCTTCGCAGCT